GCGCGACGCACCGTCCGGGGGCCACGGGCCCGCCGGACGCGCACGGCTGCCCGCGCGTGGTGCACGCTGCCGCTGACTGACGAGTCCATCCGCACATCGCGCTTTGCTGTCTCTGATCTTCTTATTCACTCACAGTCAAAGTTATTTACCGACGAAATGCGATTTTCTGGGACGGAAAACGACTGGGATTTAACGGCATCCGCCGGGATGAAGTGGGACGAAAACGGGAAAAAAAGCCCGTTTGAACCGCCTTCAACTGAGCCCGGGACCGCCGCTTGATGCCCCGCAGCAGTCGCGGCCGTCGCCCGCCGGTCTCACGAGGTCAGCCACCGCACCAGGTGCGCGCCGTACCAGGCGAACAGGAGCCCGGCGAGCACGAACCACAGCGGGTGCGAGAGGTACCCTAGCGCACCCGCTACGCCGGCCGCCAGCGCGAGCGCTCGCGGGTCCATCCGGCCGCCCGCCTAGCCGCCCACCGCGCGCGCCAGGTGCTCGTCGATGATGGCGAGCACTGTCCGCCGGTCGTCGCCTGAGAGGCCCAGGAACGGCCGCGCAGGCAGGTTCTTCTCCGGCCGCCCGAACTGGTGGGCGGCGCCGTAGATCCGGTCGGTGCCCCAGCTCACGGCGTCGGCGCTCGCGTCGTACCGGATGAGCCCTTGCAGGTAGCCGCGCAGCACCAGGATGTCCGGCGACCGTCGCTTGCGTGGCGACGCCGCGTAGCGCGGGCTCAGGGGCGCCCAGGCGGTCCCGTCCGGGGCGGCCTGCGTCGCGAACCGGGCCTGAGTCGCGAGCACCATCTCTTCGCCAATCTCGCGCATCGCAGTCCCGAGACCAGGCCCCGCCGCTTGCGTCAGGCGTCGCAGCGCGGCGGCCAGCTCGCGGTCCTCGACGTCTACGGTGATGACGGACGCGCCGGCCATTGCGTGGTGCTCAGTCGTCGTCGAAAACCGGCATGCCACCGGCGGCGTGCCAGGCTTCCCACACGTCACCGAAGTAGTCGAGGTCCTTTCCGCTGAGCCTGCGCTCCAGCTCCATCAAGCGCGCCTGCGAGTCGGCCGGGAGCGGTTCCTCCCTGAGGATGGCGAACGCCTCGTCGAAGACAGCTGTGTTTTCTGGACCTGACATCGTGGCCTCCTGTCCCGGTTATACCGGCGCCGGCCGCGATGTCAAACGGGACGCGTCGCGGCTTCCCCGACCGCAGCAGCCAAGGCAGCGTCCGACCGCCGTTGCTCCGCCGCTCGAAGTGCCTTGAAGTAAGACCGAAGCTTCCGCCGGTCTCTCCCTGCGGACCAGCGGCGCGCGAAGCCGGGCCACCGGTCCGGCCGCGGTGCGGCGCGCGACGAGTTCACGCGACGGCCGCCGAGATGAGGTAGCCGGCATCCGCGCCCGCAATCACCGGCATCGTTTCATCCGTCACCGGGTGAATAAACGACTTCGCGTTGCGGTCTTGGTACGCGACTTCGACGATTGGATAGTAGAGGAGCTGGTAGGTGTAACCGAAGCTCGGCAGCCCCATGTCCGCCATGTGCCCCACGGCCGAGAATGCGATCACGCACGACTTCCCCCAGGCATCCTGCATCGCGCCGCTCGCGTCCCGATACACCGAGTCGCCGGTGACGACCTTTTCGACGCCGAAGAGGCCCGCGAGCAGCTCGGCGGTCGCGACCTCGCGGCTGGAATACTTGATGCGTTCGACAATCTGCGGGTGCGTGCGCAGTTTCGACATGACCGCAGGCCCCATCGCGACCACGTTCGGGCGCATGCCGGTCTGCTTGCGAATCACCTCTTTCGCCACTTCGATGTCTTCGATCGGTGTCGAGTTCGGATCGCTCCATTGCGACGAGCCCGCGAGCGTCACCTTGTTGTTCACGCCATAGTTCGCGGCCGTCGTGGCTAACGTGGCCTGCGCAATCTCTTTGCGCAGCGTGATGATGTTCTGCACCTTCAGGACTGCAACGCGCTGTAGAGACATGAGACCGGCAGCTTCCTGTGCCAGCTCGAACGGCACGACACCTTCGAGCGCATGCTGTTCGAGCGAGTAGAATCCGGCCGAGTAGCCGAATTCAATGCGCTTGGTGTTGGCGCCCGGTGCGCGCGCTGTGCTGTAGAGCTGAAAATGCTCTTTCTGGAAGGCGACGATGCGCCCAGCGCGGGCCCTGACTGGCACTGTCGGGAAGAGCAGCTCGCCGATCATCTCGCCGTTCTTGTAACCGCGTGCGATCTCGGACAGCACCGGATCGACAATCCGGGACTGCGCGGTGGTCATTTGAGTCATGAGGTATCTCTCCTGAGATCAGCGATTCGAGGCGGCGGTAGCCCTGAGCCACGCGCGAGCCCGCATCCAATCGCTGCGATTGTAGGGACCGATCAAGTAACCCGCCGGCGCATTGAAATCGGGCTCTTCGAACAGCAGTTCACGCACGTCGAACTCGGCGAATTCCGAAAAGCAGACGACGGTGCGATCGTCCGGGTTCTCTGTGAATTGCGGCGGCGTCAGTCCCTTCACGGCCGGCAGCGATGCGCCCAGCATGCCGATGTGCTTGAGGTAGTAGCTGCCGGGCCGGGGGTTGCGCGCGTCGGACGGGGCCAGGAACGCGGCTGAGACGTGCCGGTACCGCCCGCTACGCGTCAGCTCCTTCATAGTCTCGGAGACGTCAGCCACTTCGGCGAATAGCTGGCCGTCGCGCACCTCGAGCCCGGCGGCGGTACCGTGTCGCGGCAAGTCGTCCGCAGGGTGGCCTATCGTAAGGTTCGCGGGACGCACCGCCGGTGAATAGGCCGCCGCCATGACGCGCACGTCGGTCTCCGAAAAGGTGAGCTTTTCACCGCGTGCCGTGATGTGCGTGCCCGCCTTGAAGATGGGGAAGTAACTCACGATTCCCCCTTACAGCTCGATGCCAGCGAAGCCGGCAACCTCGCTGATATCGGCCAGCATCGCGTCAATTTCCGCGACCTCTTTCGTAATCAGCTCGATGGCGTCGCCGGCGTCCTTCACCGACGATGTTTCATCGTGCCGCCAGGGCAGCTTCTTGCTGACGCGCTTCAGGCCCGCTTTCACCAGGTCGCCGAAGTAGAAGCACACCGCATCGGACGTGATGTCGACCTGCGGGATCGGCGACAGGAGGCGGCTTGCCAGCGGCGCCAGGTCCGCGACTGCCGCATTGATCAGGTTCGCAGCGTTCGGCGCCTTGTAGTATGGATTGCTTGTCAGCTGCATCAGCAAGCTGTGCTCGAATCGCGCGCCAGCGTTGTCGACCGCGCGGCACAGGATCGCGATGAAATCATCGCGGCTTACCGCGCCGGATCGCAGCTGCATGATGTGTTCGAGCGCCTCGACCTTCCGCTTCCGCAGTTGCGCCGCTTCTGCGCGCAGCTCCTGCACGTTGCCTTCCACGCTGTCACGGCCGCGCTGAATGGCGGCCAGGTGTTCTTTGATCGTCGTCATGGTGTCCTCGTGTTTCATCATCGTCGGTGAGTCAGTGACCGCGCCAGGAACCGCGCGGTGTCATGAGATATGTCTGCATGCCCTTGGCGTTGAGTACTTCACCGCCGAAGCGGTCGACCATCACATCGGCAACATGTACGGCAATCGGCTGTACCTGGTCGACGCCTTTCAAGATCTCGATCGCGGCCGCTGCGTCGCCCAGGTTGCGCGGTACGTGCAACAGGTGCGGAACGGCCGCGTTACACAGGGCGAGTGCTGCACGAAAGCTCAGCACGGCCGCGAATTCGACAGCGGCGGCGACGGCCGCGACCGTGGCGGGCTCCGGGATACCGGCGGCGTGCATGTCTTCGGCGAGCATCATGAGTTCGCAGGCCCGTCCTGCGATGTCGACGTCGAGCATGAGCAGCTCGGCATCCCGAGCGGACGCCGCCGGACCGCGATTCAGCATCCGGCGTCGAAGGTTCAGTATGCGCAACGCCTCGTCTGTGCGGCGGAAGGTGCCAGCCAGGTGCTCGATCCGCAGCCCTGTGTGCGCGCCGACTCCCCGCAGGGTTACGCAGTCAGCGTTCATCCCGGCTTGTTAGAGCGTCCCGGGGGCGCTCCGCGACGGCCGCTCAGGTAGTAGTGCACGGTTCGATCGCTGATACCGAGCGTCAGCGCGATTTGCCGCGCCGAATAGCGTTGCGCGTGTAAGGCGGCGATGTTTCTGCGTCGCAGGTATTGCCGAAGGGAGTAGAGCGTGGGCACCCACACCAGGCAGCCAGCACTTAGCCGGAACAGCGCATCGAAATCCGCTCGGGTCAGGAAGTAGAACTGCGACGACTCATGCGGCGGCTTATGGAACGGCAAGTGAATTCGAGTGCCGGCGAACCGATCGAGCAGTTCGATTACCCCCTCGCGCGAGAGCACCTCGAAGATATCTTGCATCGTCGGCGGCAAGATGCTGAGGATCTCGCCCTTCGACATGTGCTCCAGCTCAGGCATGCGCATAGTGCGAAATTCCGTGCAGCGTGGGTGAAAGCTTTCAACACACGAAGCGGAATGCGGAAGCTGAAGCGATTCAGCCTGGGAACGTGAGGGCTACGATCTACGGTAGAGCCGTCATCGTGATGCCTCTTCGGGTAGCCCTGCGCAGCAGCGGATTGCCCGATTCCCCCGACGCCCCAAGGCCCTCCCGGACCTTGGGGCGTCGTCTTTCTGGGCTGCCCGCAGGCCGGCTGGCGCCGGACCCCGTTTAAAAACGCTCAGGGCTGTTTAAATTCGCTTCGAAGGGGGCTGGGCGACCGTGGCCGCGCCCTGAGGGCTAGCGCGGCTCCTGCGGGCTCTCCGTGGCCGGAAACCTGTCACCCCCCCGTGACAGGTTACGGACCGGCTGCCGGGGCGGGCGGCGTGGAACCCTTCGATCGCGATCGAGGGGTTTTCGGGTTCGACCGCCGTTCATTCATGCAGCGCAGCGCGTGAATGACCTTGCTGACCGCCCAGCGGTCCAGGAACCGGAGGGCGGAAACCCCGAACTTGGCGTGCAACCAGGCGTTGAGCTGGACCTCCGTGCCCTCGCCGGCCGTGTAGGCCGCCCAGCCCTTGCGGACGAGGGCGAGCTGCGCCGGCGTCGCCATGCAGCGCCGGTGGCCGTAGCCGCGCCGGGTGGAGGTGCTTTCGAAGCCGAGTTGCTCGAAGCGATCCATGACCGCCTCGAAGCCACCAGGCGACAGCTCGCGGGCCGATGCGACGCCGGCCGCCTGGTCGAGGATCTGCCGGTAATCCTCTTCCGACAGGGCGAGCTGCTTCTTCGCGACGTGGATGAGCGAGAGCTTCGCGGTACCGATCGCCGGCGGCACGCTGGCCGTCATGTCGTTGACTCAGCGGACGGCGGCTCGGTGCGATTTCTCAGCTCCTTTAAGGCCCGGAACGCGAGCGAATAGTGCTCACTGAAAGCGCTCATTCGGGCGTCGTAATGGTCTGCCAGGAGATTGAACAGATCGACGAGATCGCCAGCTCGAAGTGCCTCGAAGTGATTTCTCGCCCCTTCGCTGGAACCGTCCCCTTCGGCCATGCAGGCAATGGCGCGTAGAGCGCCGCTGAATTGACATTCCGTGTCTGCAACCATCTCCAGCTTGTCCACCGCGTCCCTTACTCGCTCGATATTTTCGAGTAGCTTCTGCGGCTCCGGACTGGTGCCCACGTTGAACTTGACTCGTGAATTCATTGATCCGCTCCCCATGCATTTGAATCTTTGAATGCGCGTTACCGGTTCCGACCGGCGTAGATAGCGATCTTCAGGTGATCGATTGTGATGGGCTGATTGGGGCCCGCCTGATTGCGGGCGCGCTCGATGAGCGGCGCGATCTGATGCAGGTGCCCGTGTCGGCTCAATATCTCGCCGACTAGGCGACAGGCATCGTCACCTTCGATGTCGAAGAAACTGCAGAGATCCTTGATGTCTTTGTGAGACGGGGCACCGATCCAACGAGTGAGTGAAATCCGGGCGGAGAGCTGCGGGAACTTCATACGAACGTTCTCCGATAGCTCCGCTGCCTCGATATTCTTGATGTTCAGACTCGCGCCAAATTCCGGGTTGGAGACCAGCATGAACGACACCAGCGCTTCGTCGTAAATTTCGCGAATCATCTCGATCGCGTCGCGCTCCAGCTTCTGGGCTTCGTCAATAATGAACAGCCGCAATTGACCGTCGGTGAGAGCGCCGATCAAGGTATCCATGTTCTCCCAGTGCGCGAATCTACCCACTTCCTGAAAGCGGCTGGCCGGAATACCCATGCGCTGAATCATTTCGCGCAATAGAGCTGCGCGGCTGCACTTGGCACCGTTTAGGCGAATGAATCGTGCGTGCTGTTCTTGTCGGGCGAATTCCTCGATCGCGGTCGTTTTCCCTGTGCCAGGTTTGCCGACGATCACGCCTAGCGTGCGCATCGAGATACCGATATCGCAAGCCTCAAAAATGTCTCGTACGACGTCGGTCATGCAGCAGAAATGCGGTTCGACTTGTAGAAGTTCCATCGTGAGCCTCGTTTATATAAGGGTCGTGATTTAGGCAAGGCGCTTCGTGCGCTGTCTCAATTTAAGTTTCTGGGTAGCCTCCCGTGATTTGGCGCTAGACGGCTTCTCGATGAGTGGGATGGGAGCCGCTTCACGGGACGCTCCGCGAAGCGCCTCAGCCGCAGCCGTGAAGTGCGGATCCACTTCGATGTGCTTCCCGACAGGCGCCTGCGGATCTGGGCCTGCCAGTGCATTGAAATCGCTCATTAGTGCGAGCGGGTCTCTGGGCGTTACCCCATCAGCACGCGCACGAACGTTATTCAGACAGATCCGCTTCCGTTCGGCCGTCTGCTTTGCGCCATCCATTGAATTCCAATCAGTGGCGATGATCGGTCGCGCATAGCCGATTGGTTCGCCGGTTATGGCGTCTAAAATGATGTGTGTGCGGTCTTTCAGAATCGGGGACTCAACACGAAGGAACGTTGTGCTCCTGACGTTGCCCAAGGCTTCGTTACACTGATACGCAATCTTCTTGTGGACGTATGTCCCGGCCGAAATCCGCTGCCTTTGGCGCGGCATGATGGCTAGGGCCAACGAAAGCGGGTCGCAGATAGTTGACTTCCAACCTGCGTCGATCGCCCTCTGGAATGCCTCATTCGGACTTGCGCCTTTGAGATGCCCCGACTGCTCTTTCCTGTGATACGTGTCCTGCACAATGCAAGCGGTCATCGTGTATTTATCAATCGCGCCGTGAGCCTTCGGCGGCTGCCCCAGGTTGCTGGAAGCTGACAGCTCACGGAGACCAGCGAGAGCGCCATCGAGCGGCCGGCTCAGCTCTTCCCAGATGGCGAAAAAGGTCTCGATGACCTTTGACCACGGGTGGTAAGGCAGAGCGCGACGCACGCCGAGATAGTCCTTAACTTCCTCATCTGCTGTTTCGATATCGCCCACTCGAACGTGATGCCCGAGCTTTAGAAGTCCATTCACCGAGTCGTTGATGAGGTGAGAAAACTCAGAACCGCGATCAAGATAGAGGGTCTCGGGCACGCCAAAATTGTGATGCGCACACATGAGTGCGAATGCCTCCGTGACATCTTCTCGGCGGATTGATGTGCCGGGCTCGCAGAGAACAAGGTGTATGAATACGCGGTTGGTAGCGAGGTCCAGAAACGCGATAAACTTCGGCGTCGCTTCACTTCCGTCGTCACGGATGACTTTGATATCGACGTGATGCACGTCGGCGGCGACACACTGCATCGGCTGGAGATTGGAGCGATCGCGCGTGCCCTTCGGCATAACTTCCTTGTGGAAGCGGCTGGCATCAGCGCTCTGCAACGCGACGACTTCGTTTTCTTTGAAGTTCAGGATTAGTCGGTCTGGAAGTTTCAGTATCGGGTCCTTAATACTGGACACCTTGATCCCGTAGCGTTCGAGAAGTTTCTCCACCTGGGCTTTTGCGAGCCTTTGTATGCTTGGTCGGCGTAGGCCCTTCGTAGCCCACATATCCTTGAGAAGTTGCTCAATCTCGACACGCACATTGCGCAGTTCTTCGTCGCTAACGCCTTTGGCGCGAAGCGCCCGGTCGATTGCTCTGGTGACGATCGTGATTTTCTTTCCCTTGTTGTTGCGAATCTTTCGTGCGAGGGCGGCGACGCCTTTCTGTTTGTACGCAGCAACCCACGCTTGGACTGTGTGCTCTGACGGTGCCTCCCCCTTCTTCTCGCCGTGCGGATATTTGTCGACCTGACAGACGCGTGAGATGGCATCCCCTTGGGTCAATTCCTCTTCACGCATGAGCCGAAGCACTGTCAGGACGAGTTGCTCGCGCCATTCGGTGTTGTTGTCAAATTGACGGGCCGGCCCTACTAGGCGTGGCGGAAGATCAGAAGCGGATATGGCTGTGGCTGTTCCGGTTAGGGACGCGGGAATCGACTTCAGGAGAACTCGATACTGCAATCCCCCTCGCCCCGGGCCAACGCACTGCTCGACTTGCAGCTGGTAACCTTTGTACGGAGCCCCTCGCGCGCATCTGGCCAGGGCATCATTCGCAGCCGATCTGCCGATTCCTAAAATTTGCTGGAACTGTGTGGAAGTGATCCACATTGAATCTCGGGCGCTCATCGGTGCAAACCCATGAGCTAGGCGGGGCGCTTCCGCCGCTGGGTGCGCGGTGCGCATTCGAGCTTCAGCTGCAGGAGCGCTGCGATGCGGTGTGATTCACCGCGGTAGCATTTGCGTTGCCCTGTCAGAATGTGGCGAGTCAGCGAATAGCTCACGCCGGCACTGGCGGCCCACTGAGCGATTGAGACTCCTGCTTGGCGGAACTCAAGACGAACTTGTTTCGGAGACTTTGGTGCCATACTCACACTGTCGCGGTTTGTCGCAGACCCGATTTAAGCCTCATTCTGAGTGCACGTCAACTCAAAAACAGGCATTGAGAGACTCAGTGCATCTGGAGAAATGCAGAAATGACCAGCCCGAACCTTGGAAAGGGACTTCGGATAGGGGTGAATGCAAGCCTGTTCGCGGACCAAGATTGGAAGGCCGTGGGCGCCCGCATCGAGGAGCTTCGTGGGAGCATCACTCAGCAAGAACTCGCCGAAGAGTTCGGCATACACCGGAACACGCTCGCGCGTTACGAAGCCGGCGGGCGGGCGCCGGATGGTGAGATTCTGTTCGCGATTTGCCGGCGCTTCGGTGCTAGCCCGGCATGGCTACTATTCGGGATCCCGCCGCGTGAGGCGCCAACAACCCCCGAAGCCGCTACGCGAACTAACGTCGTAGATGTGTTCGTCCTTCGTCAGCTCGTGTTTGCAGCTGCTCTTGAAACCGAGAGGCTAGTTACCGAAAGGGGCCTGATATTGTCGGGTGAGCGGAAGGCCAGCTTGATTAGCGCCGTGTTCGAGCTGTATTCCAGTGCGAAGGGGAAAAGCGAACTTGAGGCGGGAGTCTCACAACTAGTGGATGCGTTTTCCCGCATTCCGAACGTCGGTGAACCGGATTAATCCCGGATTAGTTGCCTTCTGGAAGCTCCGGGGGCAGTAGCTAAGTCTATAGCGCCCATAGACTTGCAGTGAATACGCGGGGCTAATTGCGTCTCGCCCGTTTTTTTCCGGCTATTCTCGCCTTAAGCCTATGATTGTTCTACGGGAATCGATCAGTGAATAACTTTGTCGGACTAATCCGGTCTCGGCGAATATTTTGATCAGCCTCACTGCGCAACGTTATGGTGCAGGTCATGAACCCGTCACGCCCTGGTCGATTCCTCGCAGCCTGCCTGGCGCTGAGCCTCACGGCGGGCGGTGCGTGGGCTGCGGTAGGAAGCAGCGACGAAGCAAGCGCCGCCCTGGTGTT